CGCTTTGTCGTCATTCAGTATTAGCAAATCAGCTATACCACGATACCAGACATCCGAGGAAAAGAATTTACTAGGTAAAAACTTATCACCATCCTTGGCTACTCCCAATCTAATTTCGCAGTGCTTTTCTCCTTCTATTTTGTTGAGAGCATCTAGCGTGCCTTGGATAAACTTATACTCTTTGGCTAAAGGTTTTCCGTCCCTTATATATTTTTCAGCAGCGCTATGTACTTTACTACCGTATGCGGTGGCGGCACTCCCTGTGTCCTTAACATCTTTCTTTACGTATAGATGATAATACTTCTTAGGGCATTGCTTAAAAGAATTTACTTTACTGTAAGACCAAGCCGCCATGGTTGCTTCCTTAATGTTTTCTTTGGAATTCGGACAGGGTGTGGTTATAGAGGTCGGTAGCAGCCTCAATCCAATCTTGCAGTATATCTAATTGAATAATTGCTCATCAAAAAAGTTAGCTTTTACCTCTATACAACCCTCCTCGGTGTTATTGTCGTACACTAAAACGCCAAAAATATCTTTTCTCCTCCCGCCTTCCTCAATCTCTGTACCCATCTCGTTTACTTCTTCTGGTGTTTTCATAGTAATCCTCTCTCTCTCTCTCTCTCCTGTATCTGTTTTTTCCCGTCACGCCTAACCAGCCTGTTCTGCTCACGCTTCCTGTATCTTAAATGCTTCCACCACTCAAGAGTCTTTACCGAGCCTTTGCGCTTTCCTGAGCTTGCCATAATTAACCTCCCTCGCTCGGTGGTGTGGGTAGTGGCATCCAGTGGGTGACGTCATCAGTTAAAAACCCAAACTTTCCACCAAATACATTGTTCGTTCCGTCTCCTAAGTATTGCCCAACCCAACACCCAACAAACTCAAAATAATAAACCACTTCTTGGCCCGGCTCCGGCAACCGCTCCGACACCGGCACCCACTCCTGCGCTTCCAGCAGGGCTAGGGCTTTATCCATTAGCTCGTAAATTCGCAGTTCGTCTTCTGTACGCTCTCTAGAACTATATAAAGCTGCTACGTCTTTCTCTTGCATCCACTCATTCATTGCCGCAATAGTCTGCTCTTTGCTCATTGGTCGCGCTCCATTTCCGCCAGTGTGGCGTCTGCTATGGCTATTGCGTCAATCTTGATTGAGTCAGCCAGCCCTTGATACTCAGGGTTAGCACAAAGCCCCTGCATTGCAGCCTTGATGAATTCCTCACGTTTGGTGAGTCCGGGCTGCCATTTTGCCTCTAGGTGGCTCACCGGATATGCCGGTTTATCTGCGTTTTTCATTGCCTGCTGACAGCCCTTTACTGTGTATTCAATCATCTCTTTTAAGCCCCGGTATAAACCCGCCAAGCATACGCTTTATGGGGTCAGTAATCGGCGCGAAGTTGTATGTAGCCACCGTGTGTTTTTTCTTGTGATGAGCAAGATAATAACGATCACTGTACCTACGGCTATAACCTTCCGCCGGAGTGCTGAACGCACGTGGGGGGCACTGGGTTATCTTCCCACCCTTTGCCAGATACTCTTCGACATCACGTGCTACTTGTTCCTGTAGCGCCTCTCTATCTTCAGGGCGTAAACTGCTTGTTTTCTTTTTCGTCATTACTGCACACCTGTATAGAAAATATGTGTATATATCCTAGCTGTTACACGTCCTACGTAAGCCCATTCAGGAAACACTTTTGTACTATGGTAATGGGTCGCGCCCCCTGTAGTGTCGGGAGTAAACCCACTAAGTTTTGCTATGTACAGCGCGTTAAACCAAGCCTGTTTGTTCTTAGGATTATCGCTCTTGCCATCACAATAAAAACTAAACTGGCACATGTTGCGGATTGGGTTGCCGTTCCAGTAGTACCCTTGCTTCACCACGTCACACGCATCGTCTGGATAGCGCGGGTCTTTAATTCTGTTTCGTATTACGTGAGCAACTGCAATCTGCCCCGCATCCGGCTCGCCTCGCGCTTCAAAGTAAACTGCTAGTGCTACGCACAGTAATTGACTAACCATAAACTAGTCCTCCTTATGCAGCTCCTTTAGTTCAGCCAACATACCTACAAGTTCTTCCAAGTCGTCGGCTATGCTATCTAATCTGTCAACGGTTTCTATAGCACGGCGCATTAGTTCCATGCCTTCTTCTGCGTCGCAGTCGTTAAGTTCTACTGTTATTTTCATTTGACGTTATGTATCTCAATCAGCAGGTCAATACAGTGCTTGGCCTTTTCTAAATCAGCTAGCGGTTGGCCTTTCAGCTTCCACCTAGTTATGTATTTCACTACGTTACCTTCTAGCAGGGACAAGCCATTCTTCTCTGCGTACTCAGCGGGTTGAATCGCCATGCCTTTATAGTGTGTCCCGCCCGTCTGTTTCTGTAGGGCTGTCTCCTTTGGCATCGGGTCGGTTGGCTTCGCCATTTGTGCTGTTATCATTCTCTTTTTTCTCCTGTTTTGGTTTCTCAAAGATTTTTGCCCAGTTCTCCCCGAAGTCTCTAGCGGGGATGAGCACAGGTCTACGCTTGCTGCCTTTTCCACTCATTTGATTTCCTCTGTTGATTCGTTTTTTCGTACTGGATGTCTTGTATTTGATGACTCGCTCATGCGCCATGGTTGTCTGCATATTGTTGACTCGTTACGCACGACTGGTTGTCTTTTTTGTTATGACTCGTTTTACTGCTATGGGCGTCTTGCCTCTAAGGACTCGTTTTGTATAGATGGTTGTCTACTCAGCTATGACTCGTTTTTCTCTTGTGGTTGTCTGTGGGTGAGTGACTCGTTACGTACCACTGGTTGTCTTCTTTATTATGACTCGTTTTTCTTTCATGGTTGTCTATGGGTGAGTGACTCGTTCGCAGCCCATGGTTGTCTCCTATTAGATGACTCGTTCGGATACACTGGTTGTCTTTTCCCCCTATGACCCGTTCACTTATTTTGGTTGTCTTTGGCTACTGTGACTCGTTCGCCTTCCACGGTTGTCTTAGTTATTTTGACCCAATTACTTAGGCGGCTATCTTATGTACCTTGCCTAACTTAGCTTCGCTGTATGTTGGAGCAACGGGTAGACCTTCAAGACTACGCCACTCGTTGTAAAGATCAATTAAGAAAATCTTAATCATGTAACGCACTGCCATGTTGTGCCTGTGCCCTTTGGACTTTTCTTTGTGCGCGTCCATGTGCTCTAAGCGATGCTTATAGTCATCGTAAATTTTACGGTACTTACACTTATCCGCAGGTTGTTTAACAAAGCTAGAGCCTAGTACACCAACAAGTTTAGTCTTTAGGAATGGGTTAAACGTAAGGCCTTTCTTGGTTTGGACAACACCGTCTTTATCTACGTAATTGCTTTCTTCCAAGTGTTCTTTCTTTCGGCTGCGCCCTTGCCCATCACCTGCAACGTCTAACCCTGCATACTTGTGCAAGCTCGAAGGGTACTCGGCCTTGGTAATATCTATTTCACTAAGTATTACCCCTGCCATAGCAGGACCTACACCACGTACCCCTTCAAGAAACTCGGAGTAAATAGGGTAGCCCTTTAATATGTTACCTAACCGCTTGAAGTGGTTATTCTCTTGGGTCTCAAGTTCTAAGTAATTATCTACTAGGCACAGCTCAGTGTAATCACTGATTACCTCATCGCCCTTAAACGTAGACTGCCTTGGAAAACTAGCTACACCTTCGGTAAGAAGTCTATGTGACTTACGTAGATCGGCAAGTATTTTTTGCCCGTCATTGTCTATCGTGTCTTCCTTCTCACTCGGTGCTTGCCCAAGTTTAGCTTTAAAGTTACCCACCAAGCGGTTGCCTGTTTGGATTCTGTTTTTCTGGATGTCGTATGCACCCCTTACTATTGTTTTTAAATTACTCATCATCGCTTCCTAAAAGTCTGGTTGTATATATTGGTCAATCATTTTGCACCATTGTTGATAAGTGCATCTGCTAAGGCAGTCGATGAATATCTCGCCTTCACCTTCTGTAAAATAAAAATACCCATCCCCTTTAGCAAACAACGTATCCGTGCTTGAGTTCTTTACCTGTATGTAGGCGTTTAAAGAATCAATAGTCGTCATCTATAAAGTCGTCCCGATCTGCTAGGTATTCGTCTCGTTTACGCTTGAGTTCGTACGGGTCTACGTAGTCTTCTTCAAGCGTGGTCAAGTACCGATCAAGGTCTACCATTACTGGGTCTTTGTCGTTCATATTTATCTCCTAGTTAAAAGGCCCGTAGCGTGGGCTAGCCGGTGTACACAAGATGCGGAAGGGCACACAATGGGCCTTTATTCTCTCTTTGTACACTGCGGGTGTTGTGGTTACCGAGAACCTACCCACCGCCCGCTGGGGTATTACTTAGCACTCACCGTAACTTTTGGCGTAGCCGCCTTCACAATCCAACGGTAAATCTGGTGCCCATGTAGGCCGTACCTTCATGCTTTCTTCTACATACCGCATGGCTTTTTCGGCCTCGCTTTCAGGTGCAATGCACCCAACGGCGTCATGTACGGTCATTACCACTTTGTACTTTTTTGATATTCTGAGTAGCTGCTCACCTATAACAATGCGGGCTAAAGCTTGGCAAACGTTCTCAATCACCTTACCCCCATATATCCTGTTTGCAACAACCGCACGACCCCTTCGGGTATCGTACACTAGTTCGTCTTTGCCGTCTTCCCCTTTTTGCTTCCTAAGATTCGCATACTGTATTCGTAATTTGTTAGGCATTTCAATACCTTGCGAACCCACCACGTTCAACACGCCTTTCAACCCAAGCGGTGCAGTTTTGTTACGCATCATGGCTTCTAGGGCGTCACTAGCTTGGTACCACAGCTCTGGAATCTTTTTATAGGTCTTGCGATACACTTTGATAATGCGTTCACATTCCTTTAGCTCTAGGTCTACCCCAAAGTTTTTTAACTGTTGCTGAAACTTGTTTGGCCCCATTCCGTATCCTGCACCTAAGATCGTAGTCTTACCGACGAACCGTTCGTCTTTGGTTATGTCTTCCACGCTTTTACCGTATATAGATGACGCCATTATCTTATAAACGTCATCGCCTCTATCGAAAGCAACCACCAAGTCGTTCTGCTGTGCAAGCCAAGCCAAAGTTCTAGCTTCAATCTGAGAGAGGTCACAGTCCTCAAAAACGTAGCCTTCTGGTGCGCATATCGCCTTCTTGAGCGCGGAGCCTCGGGGTAAGTTCTGCATGTTTATCTTGTCGTCGCCGCCCCATCGCCCCGTATGTGCTGCGTAGTATCTTAGTGGTATGGGCAATAAACCCCGATCCGCAATGTTTATAAACCGCTCT